ATGACGGACAGCTTGCAAAAATTGTTTGTTTTACCCGTTAATATATATCAGGGTGAAGCCACGGTAACTCGAGAGCATTCTCATAAAATCCTGAGTGTTTGTTACGGGTTTGCGGGTAGCACTCTCATCGGGACTAGCGTAAAAGACATCTTGGCGTTGTGCTTGGACAATCTGACTGAGACAAATTATTACGACGAGAACGGTGATATATCTATGTCAATCGAAGAACGAATCCCAAGCATTGAGGAGATTGCTAAATTAACGCAAAAAATAGCGCAAAAGTATCTGATGGCGGTGGGGGCTTATGATCCCAATAGGGCTCGCTGTGAAATAGTAATTTTCGGCTTCTGCAAAAAACATAACGATACAAAACTTTATGTCCTAAATAACTCTCCAGAACAGCCGGCGAAAATTAGCTTTGAAGAGAGAAATATTTCTGATGGAGAGTACGTGATTTTGGGAGACCGGAAGGAGGATGTCCGAAAGGAGATTGAACGTAAAAACATAACATGCGCCGAAGAGCAATATTGGAAAAACAGAACCCCGATCATTGCATTGCAGCAAATAATAAAAAATTCTTCATTAGCAACAATTGGCGGGCACGCTCAGATTTGCATGGCAACCAGGTTCGTTTCTCGCACTATGTACATTTCGGATGTTACTAGCGAAAAAATCCTGCTTCTTGGTTTTGATATGTTTACCGACTTCGGGAAGCTAGGTGGTTTCTCTATCTCTTTCAACCCAACCCTGGGCATTGAAGAGCGTTTGATCGAGTAATAGTTTATTCGCTTTAGACTGGCTGCTGATACAGATTACTGCCTCGCGAGACCAGATTCCGGCGGCGATTTCTGCCCATCTCTCGACCTGCTGCAAAGGGGCGACTGAAACCTTCCATGAGAGGAAGCAATCGGCCAAAAGCGGACCTTAATGACGGATGTGAGCTGCCATGTTCTACCTCGTCTGACCAGGCTAGGTTGCAAAAGTAATTCCGGGTACGCCTATGGACACCTATTGTGAAAGAATCCCCTTATTTACATAATGCGACCATCATTAAGCCGGGAATTAGATAATGTCTAAACAAGAGTTTGACAAGGAAAAACTACTTGAAAATGCAATACACTCAATACAGCTCGGAGTTCATGACTATCAACTGTGCAGTGGCACGGAAATCCGAGCGCTTTCGTCAGCTCGAAACCTATTTGCTGGAATGCTATTAATCTTTAAATATCGTATAGCATCGTTTGCCGCTACACCGGCTGAAGCTGTCGAGCTAATCTATAAGCCAAAATCAATCGTCCCCAAGATTGGTGCAGCAGGTATCGAATGGATCCCCATACTTGAAAGCAACAAGACAATTGACTTTCGAATGATTGGCGAGCGCCTCGACAGCCTAGGAGTTAAAACAGATTGGAAAAAAATCACGACATTACAGCACTGTCGTAACGCGCTTGAACACCTTCACCCCAATCACGGGATTGGAGAGATTCAGCGTTTCATATCTGAACTTTTTCCTATACTCCGGTCTTTCATTGAGGATGAACTTCGCCGAAATCCAGCCGAATTACTTGGCGATGCTTGGCAAATGCTTCTCCAAACACACGACTTTTATGCGCAAGCGATGCACGTCGCTGTAAACAGCTGGAAAGAAGCGGGTATTAAACCTCGTGCTTTCAGTGTCCTATCTACATGTCATTGCCCAAGCTGCGGATCAAAGCTACTCCAGCCTCACCCGATTGACATCCAAAACGGTAAATTTGGAAAAAGGGATTTTCGTTTTCAGTGTGTAAAGTGCAGTCACTCAAGCACTTTGATCGGTTTGATCGAAGATAAGATGTATGAGTCAGAAAGTCTTCGAGACGTGCCTGAGGAGGACGTCCACTGCCCAGCCTGCCACTCAATGAAGTATGACGGAGTAGAATGTAGTGACTGCGGATTAACACCGCACATGCCGCTTTGTAGAGGATGCTTTGAGCCACTCACCATTTATGAATCTGAACATGGCCGGCTTTGTGACGCCTGCTCATATCACCAAATGGCAGATGAGGAATTTGAGCCTCATATAACCTGAGGGAAAGTCGAGTAACTTCACTTTCCAGATGCTGGAAAGTCATCGGGGTTCCATTGTTGCAAGCTCAGGAGCTAGGCAGTCGCTTTTTGTTTTTAGCACGTGATCGGGAGCGTTTCTGCTTGTATGTCCGCTATGGGTTTTCTGCCCTCCTTGACAGGCAGCAATGGGTCGATTGCTGCCTGTCACCACCGGCAGCAGTGGGCAGCCCTCTCCTGAGCATGGTTACTAAGCGTGCTGGTCTAATCTGATGCAAGCGAGTGGTCGGTACCCATGTAATCAGGTGGTCAACTGGGGTGCAATTTCGCATTTTTCGTGGGGGAGCGCCAACCTTGCACCAGGTTGACGCTAGTTGAAGGGGGGTTATTTCGTGGGTTTTACGATCTCGCCCACTCGTCGATAAACCTTCTTGGTCATCTCTTCTGTGGAGTGCCCCAGTAGTCGGCTGGCGTGTGTCAGTTCGATTTCACTTGCGGCTTTCGGGCGAATGTCCTTGAACTGAAACTGGCGAATGCTGATGGCCAGCGCGGTGTCACCGTCAGCCCCTGCCTTGACTGCCGCTTTTTCGCGGGCTTCATCCCAACGGTTGCGCAACATCTGCTGGCTCATCCTGAGCCCGGACGTGTTGGTGATTAGGGTTGAGGTTTTGATACCGTTTAGCGCTCTGCGCTCCTGCAAGTCATCAATAAATGTGCTGAGTCCAGATTGGGCGCCGGCGTCTTCCAGGCGAATACGCAGGCGCTTCTCGGTTTTGCCTTGCCCGATCATCAGGAAGCCGCTGTTCAAATCAGTGGCCGCAATCTTCAGTACATCTGCTGGGCGCTGCCCGGTCAGGTAGGCAAGATCCATCGCGTCCTTGAGTTCCTGCACGGCCTGGGCGTAGACCGCATCCCACACCGTTTCCCCTGCATAAAAGTCACGGGGCGTTTCTTTATTACGTCGAACACCAAAGCAGGGGTTGGCGTTGGTCGTCAGACCCCATTCGCGGGCGACGGTGAACATATGGGAGAGCAGGGCGATTTCCCTATTGGCCCTGACTTTTGCGGTCCTGGCATCTCGATACTGGGCCACCACTTGGGGTGTTATCGAGTCAATGGGCGCTTTCTCAAATGATTTTCTGAGCTGCTTCAGTTCCTTGCGATTGTCCGATTGGGTGCGGGGCTTCTTGCCGGGGATGATTTCCTTTTCATACCTGTCGAACAGGTAGCCCAGCAGGTGGTTAGGCTTGAGCGGCGCCTTGCGCTCAAGCCTGGCCCATTCGACTTTGGCTTGATCGAGGTCGTTGCCCAGTGGGATTTCTTTGCGTTTGCCGTCGGAGTCTCTGCCGTTGTAGTAATACGACGTCCAGATTTCGCCGCTCTTTCGCGTCCGGGATCGGCGGATCATGCGTGGTGGCAGATCCCGGTTTTCAACATTTTTTTGGCGCATTGATTAACTTACGCTCGCCAGGTCGAGTGTCCAGGTTTCAGCGACCGCATTAGAGGCTGAGGGCTTCACGCCCGCTAGCTTCAGTCGGGCGTAGACGCGCCCGACCACCGGTCGTTGTGCGCCGGTAAGCACAAACACCCAAGCGTTTCTCTGCAGCCATTGCCGTTGGTGGGAGGGAGTCTTGTAGCCGGTGATTACAGTGAGCTCCTCATCGGAGAGTGTCTCGGTCTGAGGTGAAGCTGGGTAAGTGGCGCTATGCATGTTCATTTATACCCCTCAACAAGCTGCGCGGGCGGGCGATTCTGAGCGATTAGCGATGCATCAGGTGTGGCTGCCTCGCGCAGCTTTTCGTGGGGTATAAGCACTTCGGCGGTGGCGCTGAGAGGGGCGATAATGCCTGCTGCTGCGCAGCAGAGACTGTTTGTTTCAGGTGAGTCGACGCCATTGGCGTTGCGGAGCAAAACGGTCGATGTCTTGGTGGTGTTCAGTTCCATCTTCATGCCGCTTTCCTCCGATGTTCGATAGCGTGTTGGTCCATCAGGCGCTGGTGAAGCGTGAGCCGTATTGCGGTGGTGCCGAGGATCTGAGTCATGCGGCCTCCTGGACCAGGTCGGCCAGCAGTAGTGCGTTCTTGGTGTCTTTGTGCAATTGGCGCATGGCGTCGTAGCCGATCAGTGCTTTCAACTGGCGGTCGAGTTCTTTGTTGTAGCGAGTGAGCGCTCGCAGTTCGGTGGTGGCTTTGGTGTGCTGCTGTTGCAGAGCGCCTGCCGCCTTGGGGGATAGGCGCATCATTGGAGTGGCATGGCTCATGCGGCATCCTCCTGCGCGACGGGCTTCAGCAGGGCGGCCATGTTCAGGGCTTTATTACGCAGGTCAAGCGCTTGCGTTGCCTGGCAATGGGAATTAACGGCACGGAAGGTGTCTGCGGCGAGCTTGAGTTTTTCTGCGATGGCCAGAAGGTTTTGATGGTTGTCCGGGCTCAGTGCCTGGCTGGCTTTGAGTTTCTTGCACAGTTGGGCCAGTTGCAGGTGATCGGCACGAATGAACCGCAGTGAAGCCTCTAGCTCGTTGATAGTCTTGGCGTTGCTGGCGCGTTCGTTGCGCTTGCCTTCTTCTTCTTCACCTTCGAATCGGCCGTCGATCAAGCCGCCTCGGTAGCCGGCCCAATAGAGAAGGGCGGCCGCGGTGATGAGGCCGATCAGTGCGCAGATTTGAATTGCTGTCATGTGGTGTGCTCCTGGTGGTTTCGAATGGCTGGTGGTGGCAGCCGCTCGAGGTGGTGGTCTTACTCGGTTGGTTCGTCCTGTGGTCGCAGCATCTCTTCGTCCGCCTTGTAGGCACGGATATCGATCAATGAGGCAACATGCCGGATATGCGCGTACTTCGGCGCCTTGCGGCTGGTGTCCAGCGTGGTGATGGGTAGCTGAATCCGTCCGCTGTTGATCTCGGCCACAAACGACTGCTCGTTGAGGTTGCGGAAGTACTGCTCGCGCACTTTTTCCAGTGGGATCAGTACGTCGCCGAAGGTGCGGTAGAGCAGCTCAACGGTGGCTGACTCCGGTGCGGGTTGTAGCCGGAGTGGGGTTTGGCTTGCGTTACTCATTGGCTTATTGAGCCTCCTTGCGTTGTGTTCTTGCCGGGTGATTCCAGGCGTTCAGGCAGTGGCGTTTGGTCAGCTCCCGCAGATGTTCCGGCACTTCGAGAAGCGCAGCGTTGCGCTCCTCGCGTGTGCGCATGGCGACGATCTGACGGGCGTACTCCCTAGGCCACGTCACGGCGGTCTACCGGAATGTCAGGTAGATCGATGCCCAACTGGTCGGCCAGCCAGCGGATGCCGGGTTGTTTTACTCGGGTCGACTGGCTGTATTGCAGGCCGTACTTCTCGTCATACCAGTGGCCGTCCTTGACCCGCAGATACTCTTTGTCGCGTGTGGGATAGGCCGGCAAGTTACCCTTGAGCAATCCTTTTTCCCGCATGAGCTTGATCAGCTTGGGACGTGTGAGTCCGAGCTGGGCGGCTGCTTGGGCGAGTGTGCGTTCCATGGCATCTCCCTCAAGCTGCGTGCGCGGCGGGTGTTGCTGCCGCAGCCAGGTGGTTGATGGACTCGGCCACTTTCTCGTAGATCTCAATGTCGCTACCGCACACGGTGAAGCACTTGGTGCGCGGGCTTTTCACGCCGATGCTCATAATGGTGGTGACGCCACTACGCGTTTTGGTGCGATGCATAGCGACATGGATGGGGAGTTCGAAGCCCATGTCGAGGCTCACGACACCGCCGGTACGCACCAGCTCGAACACCCGCTGCTTGTGCTCGGTATCAAACCGGGCGTATTGGCGGTTGGCGTGTGGGATGTTCAGCAGATCGGCAGTGTTGCTGGCATCGAAGGGGCCGTTGGCAATTTCTTCAATGAAGTCGGCCAGTTTGAGGTGCATCTTCTTTTCGTTCTGCAAGGTCAGCGTGTGGCGCTCGCTGCCCAGCTCGACGGTAAAGAGGGTGTCTGATTTGCTGCGTTCAACTTTCAGGCGGAAAGCCAACGCTTCGCGTTGTGGTGTCGACCGTAGCGTGTGATTAAAGGTCTCGCTCAGATTGACCTGAGCGTTGAGCAATTGCAGGGTGCGATTGTCGAGCTTGAATTTGCTCATGCTGCATACCCTCCGCCATTCGGATCGAACGGCGCGGGGGTGGCGCGGGTTTTCAGCTTTGGTTTGGTGGGGATGAACGCGCAGCCGCATTCGCGGGCCAGGCGGCGAATCTCAAAGATGCGGAACGGGTCAGCAGCGGCCGGATGGACGTGCAGGGTGGCTGTGGTGTGCATGGTATTGCCTCGCTCTGTGGTGGAAGAGTGAGGCAATGATAACCCTAAAGGTTAATTAATCAAGAAAAAATAACCTTTATGGTTGTTTAGTGGGCTGGTGCTTTCCACGTCCAGTCTGAGGGAATACCTTGATCGCGTAATTTATTTTCGCTGATGAAATACACTTCGACTGAGTATTTGAATCTTCTGGCGGAGTTTTTGAGTGCTGCTTCAATATTATTTATAGCGGTAGGCGATAGTGCAATGTTTGATACAACAATTAAATGAAGGGTTACTTTGCGATCGGAAAGGCTGTAAATATTTTGAGCTGCAATATTTGCATCCATTAATGTTTTGTTGAATCTTTCTACCGAAAATTGGGACTTGTCAAAATACTTTATTTCCGCGATGTGAATCGTATCGTTCTTCTCTCCCACCGCGTCAAAAATCAATGGGCTAATTAGCCCGGGTATGTCAAATTTTACGTTAGGTGAGAATTCTATGTTTGTTGCGTGTTTGAGTTTGCGTATGGAAAGATGTTCTATTTCTTTAAGTCGAAGTTTTGACTCTAGCTTTGTCTTTTTCGAAAACTCTTGAAGGTCGAATTTTGTTTGAAATTCATCTTCGGCATCAGGCGTCGTATTTTCAGAGTTTGAGCTTGGTTTACTGATTTCTGTTTGTGTTCCGTTATTTTCCGTAGAGGATGAAGTTCGAGTTTTTTCCAAGGTTTGAGATGAAATCTCTACAGTGGGTGATGTGTTATTAATCGCATTAACTAGCTCGTCTACCCCTGTGGTGCCCGGTACGGTGCTCTGTGCTGGTAGTGTCGCCTCTATGATTTCCTCTTCTAATTTTTCCTCACGTTCACTTGGTGTGACTATGCCAAATAGGTTCAAGAAATGATTTTGGTTTTGATAGTCAGAGGGGGCATATAAGGTTTTATGATTGAAGTTGAGAGTAAGGAAAAAAGTTCCAACTAATAATGCAGGAAATAGCATCAAGAACCAAATGTATGTAGCTTGGTTTTCTGGTGAGATGAAAGGTAGGACAACAGTACCACTAATTTCGGCAATGGCTGCAAATCTGGAAATAACTGTTAAAGGATTTTTGATGTGCCCGGTATGTTCCGTCATGATTTTCCTTGAAGTATGGTGGCGAATCCTAAAGGTCAGAAATTTTCCAGCGAGCGCGACCGCAAATACTCCATTCTTCGGTCATTTTTATTATGCGATCCGGCCAGTCCGGATTCAAGGCGAACAAATATTGTTCGTTTCCTTCTTGTTTCAACTGTTTAAGAGTAGCAGCTTGGTCTCGAGTTCTTTTGGCCGCAACAAAATGACCGGGTAATGCATCTAAGGATGGGTCGATTACAATTTTATCCCCTTCTGAGAACTTGGGCTCCATACTTATTCCTTCGACGCGAAGTATAAAAGCCCGTGGGCCAACTGGCCCTGGTGCATCGATCCATTCTTCAGCATCTCTTGGGTCGAAACTGCCGTGAGCTTCACACCAAGCTCCAGCAGCGATTGATCCTATAACTGGCAATTTACGTCCTGTATGGCTTAGCACCGTGGCGTTATTGAACTCACCTAGCCCGTAGGGCATGTCGAGATAGCCACTGTGAAGCCCCAACGCTTTCTCAATCTCTCGAGCAATCTGATCGCCGATGCCTTTCGTAGGGTTCTTACCCCCGAACGCGCTCACTTGGGCAGGTGCTTTGCCCAGAAGGTCGGCGATGTCAGTCAGGCGGAGCTTCTTCTCAGCCATGACTCTTCTGAAATTCTGTAGCCGGGTGTCTGAGATTTTCATGTGCCGATTTTGGCCGGATTAACCTTTAAGGTGAATATCCATATTGGTGTTGTAATTATTAACCTTAATGGTTAAATTGTGCGTCGGAGGTACACCACATGAAGCTGCGCGACTACATCAACCGTTTGGATTCAGAGGCACTTACGGCCTACGCCGTGCGTTGTCGGATTGCTGTGAGCTACCTGCGTCTTCACGTCAAATACGCGAGCAAAGATCCAAGCGTCTCTTTGATCAAGTCATTGACCCGTGAAAGTGAAGGTTGCGTCTCGTTAGCTGAGGTTCTGGAGCATTTCGGAATTACCGAAACAACTCCAACGAGCAAAGCAGCGTAGTTAGAAAAAAGGCGACCCAAGGGCCGCCCAGTTCCTCCCGGCACGCACCACCACAGCGCTGTCGGGTCGCGGTAAAGATAGGCGGGCACACCACATGCGAACCGTCGATCTTTACCGCGCTTTCCAAGGCACGGATGCCTTGGTGTTGCTGCCTTCTCCACCACAGATTGGGCAGCTGTTGCGCCAGAGGTGAACGACGGATCGTTTGCCTCGGCACGGTGCCGGTGTCGATCCTGAAGATCTAGCCGGCGTTTGGGCCCTTTCAAGCCACGCGGCAAATGTATCACCACTGCATGTCGCGCGGCACTGGCAACTTACAAGGATTAATGCCATGAGCCGAATCGCTCTGAGTTGCGTTGATCGAGCACAGCGGGAAATCCTGCCGCTCGACTTGGCGCTTTACCACGCTGCTCGGGACTATCCCGGCGGCGCCGCTGCAATCGCCGCCACCACCGGCCGCAATCCCACCACGCTGCAACACAAACTCTCACCTACGCACCCGAGCCACACGGTCAACATTCAGGAGTTCGGCGAGATCCTGGAGCTGACCAAGGATCGTCGCATCCTTGATGCCGTGCATGCCTTGGTCGGTGACACGATCTGGCAAGAGTTGGCTGAGACGTACACCAATGACATGCCTGAGACGCTGACTACTGGCATCGCCGAGTATTTCCGGCAGGTGGCAGATCTTGCCGAGACCTGGGCCAAGAGCATTGGCGATGGTGTCGTGACCGATCAGGAACTGGCCGCGATTCGTCTGCAGGTATTCCGTGGCATTCAAGGGCTGCTGGGGTTGTTCAACCGCGCCACCTACGTCAACCAGACGACGCGGGGTGTCGACCGTGGCTGACATTGCCGACTTTGCTAATGACCTGGTGCAGGAACATCTCGACCAGGCACAGGCCGCTCGTAGTGCCGCCAAGCCAGTTTTAGCGGCGCATTCATTTCTGTACTGCGAAGGCTGCGACGGGCCTATTCCTGAGGGCCGCCGGTTGGCTCAACCGGGTTGCACCCAATGTGTGATTTGCCAGTCCATCGATGAAGCGCGGGAGGCTCGCGATGCTCGATGAGGTATTGGGGCAATTTGCGGACTACGGCCTTGAGCCTGCTCAACCACTGGTTTTCGGCAAGCTAACCCGCTGCAAAACCACTCAGGATAAGGGCAAGGAAAAAAACGGTTGGTACGTCGTCCACGAGCATCTGACTGAAAAGAACGAAACGCTGATCTTCGGCAGCTTCGGCGATTGGCGTTCGGGTGAGACGCAGAAGATCAAGGTCAAGGCCGGGCGGATGTCACCTGAAGAGCGTGAGGTCATGCGCGCTCGGCAGGAAGATGCCAAGCGTCGCGCCGCCGAAATCGCGAGTAACGCTGCGCGGCGGGCCGCGAAAAGGGCAGAGGGTTTGTTCGAGCGCATGCCTACCACCGGTCGCAGTGACTACCTGGACCGCAAACAGATCGTTGGCATCAAGGTCCGTTATGCGCCGCGCACCGGTGCCGTTCTGGTGCCGATGAAAAATGCGCGTGATCAGATCATGGGCCTGCAGGTGATCTTCCCGTACAAGCAGGAAGACACCGGTCGCGACAAATCCTACTGGCCGTACGGGATGGCGAAGGAGGGCGCGTTCCACTTGCTCGGTCCACACCCGGAGCCGGGCGAACCCGTACTGGTGTGTGAGGGGTACGCCACCGGCGCCAGCCTGCACATGGCGACCTCGCTCGCCGTGGCCGTAGCCTTCGATGCGGGCAACCTGTTGGCGGTGTGCAAGGCTATGCGCGAGCGCTTCGCCGGATGTCCGCTGATCATCTGCCGTGACGATGACTGGAAGACCAAAAAGCCAAACGGCGATGCCTGGAACCCAGGTGAAGAGAAGGCCAGCAACGCCGCCTTGATCGTCGGCGCCCAGGTGGTCGCGCCGATCTTCTCCGTTGAGCGACAAGACAAGTGGACCGACTTCAACGACCTGCACGTCGCCGAAGGGTTAGAGGCGGTGCGCCGTCAGGTGCTGGCCGTGGTCCGTCCACCGGCTGCCGGTGGCTGGAAAGATCAGCTCGCCCGCAGCGAAAGCGGTGCCTTGATCGCGCACATGCAGAACGTCGAGTTGATCCTCGCCAACGACGAACGCTGGGCCGGGGTTATCAGCTACAGCGCCTTCAGCTCGAAGATCGTCAAGCTGCGTGCGGCGCCTTACGGCGGCGGCACCGGCGACTGGGCCGACATCGACGACATGCGGGTGATGAAGTGGCTCGCGCAGCAGTACAACCTGCGGGTTAAGGCGTCCCATGTAATTGAGGCGGTGAGTGTGGTTGCCCATGACCATGCCTTTCACCCGGTGCGACAGTACTTGCAAAAACTGGACTGGGATCGTGTACCGCGTCTTGAAACCTGGCTCACGGATGTCATGGGGGTGAAGGAAAGCGAATACACGTCGAAAGTCGGCAAGCGTTGGATGCTCTCGGCGGTGGCGCGGGTGATGAAGCCTGGCTGTAAGGCCGACTCGGTGATGATCCTCGAAGGCGCGCAGGGCGCCGGTAAGTCGACGGCAATGAGCATCCTCGGCGGCGAATGGTTTATGGACACGCCTTTCGCCTTGGGCGACAAGGACGGGTTTCAGGCGATCCGGGGCAAGTGGATTGTCGAGCTGGGTGAGCTGGACAGTTTCAACAAGGCCGAAAGTACCAAGGCCAAGCAGTTCTTTTCGGCGTCGACCGATACCTACCGGGAGAGCTACGGCCGCAGAACCATGGATGTGCCACGCCAGTGTGTGTTCGTGGGGACGACCAACCAGGACGAATACCTGAAGGATGCGACCGGTAACCGTCGCTATTGGCCGGTGGCCTGTACCAAGGTCGACCTGGAGCTGCTGCGCTCGATCCGCGACCAGCTGTGGGCCGAGGCGATGTTCTGTTACGACGCGGGGGATCTCTGGTGGGTGACGCTGGACGAGGCGGCGATGTTCGGTGAGGAGCAGGACGAGCGTTTTGTGGTGGATGAGTGGGAAGGACCAATTCTGACTTGGCTGGAAGAGTCGCAGATCGGCGAAACCACCACCGGCAGCGAAGTGTTAGCCAGCGCGCTGAAGCTGGACTACGGGCACTGGAGCAAGCCGGAGCAGATACGGGTTGGTGCGATCATGCACCGGCTGGGTTGGCGTCGTGTGCGTCTGCCGGCATTGGCAAAAAGCGGTCAGCGGCCCTGGGCTTACAAGAAGCCGGCAGGGTGGGGTGGTGCGTCGGCGTTGCAGCGGGAAGCGTTCGAGGAGCCTTGCTTTGATTAAGCGAATCGACGAAATGCTCAAGCTGTGGGCAGAGGATCTGCACAGCCCGCACGAAGGTGGATCGGAGCTGGGCGGCGGCAACATGATTGCCATGCTGATGGAGTGCAAGGGCGAGCTGATTCGCGGCACGCGGGGAAGTCGGGTGCTGTTGGACGAATCGGCGGATATCGAGCTGATCGTCAACAAGCATCTGCCGCCGCAGCTGTCGGTGATTGTGCGCGAGCACTACTGCAATCACGACAGCTTCCTGTCGCAGAAGATCATCTATTGCGGCTGCAGCCGCAAAACCTACTACGAGCGCTTGCACGAGGCTCACGAGTACATCGCCGGCATGCTGATGGGGAAGGCTGCGTGACCCTAGATTTGGCTCCGGCTATCGCTGTCCCATTGGCCCACCTTGTCCCATTGCGTTTCGACGTGGTGGGACAAGCGTGGGCCTTGTGTTTGTTGGCGTGTCCCATTGTCCCAGCAAAAAATGCCTACCGCCCGTGTGAGCGAAGCGCAGACCTGTACGCGCTATTGCGCGCACGCGTGTTTTTCGATTTTCTTCTTTACACGAGAAAAGAGAAAACAGATGGGACAATGGGGCAAAGCCCCGATTTTAGGCGCTCTCAGGCGTCCCATAGCAATTTTGAAGCATGGGACATATGGGACAACGCCGGAACAACAGAATGCCGGGGTGGGATATTCGCCGACATTCGCTAGGCGTTCACCCGGTGTTACCCACTTATTCACCGGGTGGCATTAAAGTGGGGTTGCTGCCAGGAAATTCGACCTGTAAAAAGTAGTCATCTTCGATAGGTGCGACCGCAGAGAGCGGCAGGCACCACACCACCAAACCCGGCCATTGCGCCGGGTTTTTGCGTTTATGGGGTAGGCGATGACAAACGAGCAACAAGCGCTGGCAGAGATGCCGATCTGGTTAGTAATCGTCCTGGCCTTGGTCGGTGGTGTATCGGGTGAGATGTGGCGGGCCGACAAGGATGGGGCGCGGGGCTGGGCATTGTTGCGAAGGCTCGCGCTTCGATCCGGTGCCTGCATTGTCTGCGGGGTGTCGGCGATGATGTTGATGATCGCTGCCGGCATGACGATCTGGACGGCGGGCGCCTTGGGTTGCCTGACGGCGATGGCCGGCGCCGATGTTGCCATCGGCCTTTACGAACGCTGGGCCGCCAAGCGGCTGGGCGTTTCTGAGTCGGCATCGACCGACCACACCTAGGCGGTGCCCCGGCCGGGAGCCGATTTTTCCGGGTCCTCCCAGAGGGGCGCCCCCTACACGGGTCATCGAACTCGCGGATTCTCTGCAGCTGAGAATCTTGCAGGGATGTCCGTCTTTTCAAAGGGTTAGATATGGGCAGGACAGTCAGCAAGGCCGACTTGAGTGAGATCGTTGGCCGTGACGAACGCACCCTGTCCCGCTGGCAGAACGACGGCATGCCGGTGATCGAGTTTGGCCTGGGGCGGGGCAACGAAAACCAGTACGACACCGAAGCCGTGATCCAGTGGCTGATGCATCAGGCCTCGCTCAACGGCAAGAAAGAATCCTCTCGCGACCGACTGGACCGGGTTAGGGCCAACCGCGAAGAGCTGGCGCTGGCCAAGGATCTGGGCGAGGTGGTCATCGCCGCCGACCTGGTCGAGCGCTTCGAGGCCATGATCACCTCGGCCAAAGTCGAGTTGCTCAATACGTTACCTGACGCGCTGGCCACGGAGTTGTCGGCGCGTTATGGCGTGGAAGTGGATGAACAACTGATCAGAGACCCCATCGAATCCATCCTGCGGAGGCTGTCTGACTATGACAAGGATGATGCCCAGTCAGCTGGAGATCCTGACGAACCGGACAATCCGGAGGGCTTTGAGGAAGACGGCGAGTAGCGCGCTACGCGGCGCTTGCCGCAAGTGGGCACCACCGCCACGCATGAGCATCATCGAGTGGGCGGACAAGTACCGCTGGCTCGCACCAGAAGAGGCGGCTCGCCCCGGCAAATACCGATTCGACGTGACGCCACACCTCATCTGGCCTGGTGGCCCGCTGGAAGCGTTGGACGATCCGGCGGTCAGTGAAATTGTCGGCCGCAAGTCGGCGCAGGTGGCCTGGACGTCGGGCGTCCTGGGTAACGCGTTGGGCAAGTGGATCGACATCGATCCGTCCCCCATCCTGGTGCTGTTTCCCAAGGCCGAGGCCGCCAAGCAATACGTCGGTGAAAAACTCGAACCGATGATCGAAGCCACGCCACGGCTGCGCAAGAAAGTCGACCTGCGCAGCCGCAAGCTGCAGCAGCGTCAGGACTTTAAGCGCTTTCCCGGTGGCTTCCTGAAAATGGTTGGCTCTAACAGCCCGGCCAGCGTGAAGTCCACGCCGGTGCCGCGTGTGGCCATCGAAGAACCTGACGACTGCAACCTCAACCTGCGCGGGCAGGGCGACAGTATCAAGCTGGCCAAGGAGCGTCTGAAAACCTTTCGCCGCTCCAAGATCATCATCGGCGGCACTCCGACCATCAAAGGCCTGTCGGCCATCGATGCGGAGCTGGAGCTGTCGGACAAGCGCGTCGGCCTGGTGCCGTGCCACGAATGCGGCCAGGAACACGCGCTGAGCTTCGACAACCTGCATTGCGATGAGGATCCGGCCTATCTGCACGAGGTGTACGGCAAGAAACGGCCGGAGAAGAGCTTCTACTCCTGTCCGCACTGTGGCGCGATCTGGGACGACAACCAGAAAAACGCCAACCTCAAGCACGGTCGCTGGTCGGCCACGGCTGAGTTTCGCGGCATCGCCGGCTACATCCTCAACGAGCTTTACGCCACGTTTTGGGGATCGCGCTTTCAGGTGTTGATGGAGAAAAAACTCCAGGCCGAACACGCAGCGGCGCAGGGAAACATCGGCCCGATGATCGCCTTCGTCAACAGCTCGAAGGGCGAAAGTTACGAGTATCAGAGCGACGCGCCGAAGACCGATGAACTGGAGAAACGCGCCGAGCCTTACACCGAACTGACGGCGCCTAAAGGCGTGCTGATGATCACTGTCGGTGTCGACGTGCAAGGCGACCGCCTGGCACTGGTCATCACCGGCTGGGGCCGTGGCGAAGAATCTTGGCGGCTGTATTGGGGCGAGCTTCACGGCAACCCCATCGACCCGCATGACAGTGTCTGGCAGGAGCTGGACCGGGTCATCTCCCAGCCGATTCCCTCCGACGGCGGCGCGCACTTGGCGGTATCGGCGGTCAGCATCGACAGCTCGGACGGCAACACCAGCGATGCGGTTTACGCTTACGTGCGGGATCGCCAGCGCTACAACGTCATGGCGATCAAGGGTGCATCCGTCGACAGTCGCGACAAGGAGATTTTCACCAAGCCGCCACAGTCGGTGGACACCTCGCAAGACAACACCAAGGCGGCGAAGTACGGCTTGCGGGTACACATAGTCGGCACGCATAAGGCCAAGACGTTGATCGATGGCCGGCTTCGGCTCAAGGGCGTCGGGCCGGGACGCATGCACTGGTACAGCGAGATCCGCTCGGACTATTACGAGCAGCTCACCAACGAAGTGCTGGCCCCACACCCGCGCAACCCCAGCAAGATGGTCTGGCAGAAGAAGGCCGGTCGGCGCAACGAAGCGCTCGACTGCGAGGTGTATGCCTTGCACGCGGCTCGCAGCCTCAAAACCCACCTACTGCGCGATCACGAATGGGACCAGTTGGAGCAGCAACTGCTGCAGCCAACCCTTTTTAACACCGAACAACCGGTCGCACCGGTACCGCGCCGAGCAGTGGCTCGCGGGCGGGGCACCCGCAGTCGAGCGGGCTACTAAGGAAACCATCATGACAGACGCACAACAGCGCCTCGCAGAAGTTCGGGCGGCGATCTCTGACGTCCTGAAAAAAGGCCAGCGCCTGCGTCGTGCGGATCGCGAACTGTATCGCGCCGAGCTGAACAGTCTGCGCTTGCTGGAACAGCAGTACGCCAAGGAGGTCGCGCTAGAGCAAGCCCAGCAACAGGGCCGTGGCCGTAACCGCATCTCTTACATGGCGATCTGACTATGGGCTTCTTTCGAAAGGACCCAGCCGAGCTGCTGATGCGCGAGGCCATCCGGCTCGCCAAATCGGCATCCGGCGCCCGGCCCATCGTCGCCCAAGGTGGCGGGGGCGGTGTCGAGACCCGCTGGCGCGGCGCTTCCCGCGTGCTGCGCAGCATGGCCAGTTGGATTCCCGGTCTGGGTAGCCCGCGCCGGGATCTCGACCAGAACGAACGGCGCATGCTGGTAGCCCGTTCGCGGGACGCCATGCGCAATCATCTGATTGCTCGGGCGGCCATCACGCGCCTGCGCACCAACGTCGTCGGCACCGGGCTGGTCTGCCGCTCGCAGATCGATCACGACGCGCTGGGCCTCAGCGAGCAGCAGGCGGACGAACTGAACACACAGCTCGACCGGCTGTGGTCGTTGTACGCCGATGATCCGCGTGAATGCGATGCCGAAGCGACCTTGAATCATTACCAGCTGCAGGCGCTGGTGATGATCTCGTCGATGGTCTGCGGTGACGTGCTGATTGCCAGTCCCGACGATGAGCGTCCGGGCTGCGTGTTCAGTACGCGCCTGCAGTTGATCGAATCGGATCGAGTGTGCAATCCGGCTGGGCAATTGGACGGCACCAACCTGGTGGACGGTGTCGAGTTCGACCGGCTCGGCGCGCCGTTGGCTTATCACGTCTGCACCGGATATCCCAATGAGTTCACCGCAGGACAGTCCCTTCGCTGGGAGCGGTTGCCGGCATTCGGTGAGGCCACCGGTCGTCGGCGGGTCATGCACGTCATGGCCGACAAGGAGCGGCCCGGCCAGAAGCGTGGTGCACCTTATCTGGCTCCGGTGCTGGAGCCTCTGCAGAAACTGGAGCGCTACAGCAGTGCCGAACTGATGGCGGCGGTGATCTCGGCGATGTTCACCGTGTTCATCAAGAAAACCAACGATTTTCAGGTTTCCAACCTTCCGCTAACGGCGCTCGCCAACGAAGGTGATGGGGCTGGTGGTGACACCACAGCCGATGGCGAACTGGCTCTGGGCGAGGGCGCCATTGTCGATCTAGGGCAGGGCGAGGAACCGGTGATTGCCAACCCAGCACGCCCCAATGCGCAGTTCGATCCGTTCTTTACCTCCGTGGTCAAGGAAATCGGCGCGGCCTTGGAGCAGCCGATGGAAGAACTGTTGCTGCATTACAGCAGCAGCTACAGCGCGGCCCGTGCGGCGATGCTGCAGGCGTGGCGCTTCTACAGCCTGCGCCGCTGGTGGCTGATCTGCGACTTTTGCCAGCCCAGCCGTGAACTACTGATCGATGAGGCCGTGGCGCGGGGACTGATCAAGCTGCCGGGCTATGCAGAACCAGCCAAGCGCAAGGCGTACTGCCAGGCGATCTGGATCGGTCCGGCACGCGGCGCCATTGATGAGTTGAAGGAAGCCAACGCCGCCGGCAAGCGCATCGAGATCGGCGTCAGCAACGAGACGCTGGAAACCGCCGCGATGACCGGCGAGCCGTGGCAACAGGTGTACCGACAGCGCGTGCGCGAAGTCGAGCAACGCCGCACGGACGGTTTGCACGTCCTGCCCAAAGGGCGCGAACAGGAAACGCCGCCGCCCAACAACCCCAACGAGGAATAACCATGCCCCGCGCATTTGAGCTGGCGGCCTCGCAGCCCTGGCTGATGCTGCCTGGCGCCCTGGACAACCTGCTGACCATTGCAGACCGGATGGGCGACCCGGCGGCGCTGGAAACCCGCACCGGCATGCGGCTGGACAACAGCCGGAGCGTCAGCGTCCGCAACGGGGTGGCGATCATCCCGGTAGTCGGTCCTGTGTTTCGCTACGCCAATCTCTTCACCGAAATCAGCGGCGCGACCAGTACCCAAGTGCTGGCCACCGACCTGCAGGCGGCACTGGACGACCCCAAGGTCAACGCGATCATTCTGAACATCGACAGTCCAGGTGGTGTGGCTGCCGGCATCAACGAGCTGGCCGATCACATCCATGCAGCCCGTGACCGCAAACGCATCGTCGCCTACATCGGAGGCACCGGAGCCAGCGCAGCCTACTGGATCGCTTCAGCGGCCAGCGAGATCGTCATCGACGAAACCGCGCTCGCCGGGAGCATCGGCGTCGTGGTCGAGGCTGTCGTAGAGGGTGAGGCATCCAGCGGTCGCAAGCGCTACCAGATCGTCAGCCGCAACGCGCCCAACAAGCGCGTGGATCTGGCCACCGAGGAGGGCCGGGCCAAGGTCGGCGAAACAGTCGACGCCATGGGCGACGTGTTCGTGGCCAAGGTCGCTCGCAACCTGGGCGTGGATCCGGAACGTGTACCCGAGATGGGCGACTTTGGTGGTCTACGCGTTGGCGCCGCCGCCGTCGAATCCGGCCTGGCTCACCGCCTGGGCTCCCTTGAAACACTGATTACCGAACTGGCCAAACCGGCCGCAACCCAACCGAGGAAATTCAACATGACCACCGTCAGCAGCACGGCGGAGTTGCGTGAGGCGCTGGCCGCCGGCGCGGATCCGCAAAGCATCCAGATTGCTCAGGCCAGCCAGCCAGATCTGGAAAGCATCCGCACCCAGAGCCGCGAAGAAGGCGCAACCGCCGAACGGCAGCGGATCACCGGCATCAATGCGATGGCCAGCAAGGGCTTTGAGACCGAGATCGCCGCTGCCATCGATGCCGGAACGTCGGTCGAGGCCACTGCACTGCAACTGTTTAAGGCGGCGCAGGATCGCGGCATTTCCCTGAGCGCGATCAAGTCCGACGCCACTGGCGCGTCGACTTCCACCCCGTCCGGCAACAATGATCAAGGCGAACGCAAAGCCGTAGTCAACGCCATCGTCGAGGGCGCCTCGCGCCGCTGATTGGAGAACCTCATGAGCAACCCTGAACGCCAAACCTACATCCCCGATCAGCTGTCGGCCGGTGCCTTCCCGGTGATGATCGACAGCGCCGTGATTGCGACAGGGCAGAAACTTAGCCGTGGCGCTGTCCTCGGTCAGGTCAAAGCCAGCAGCGAATACGTGCTGTGCACGGCAGCGGCCACCGACGGCTCCGAGGTACCGAAGGCGATCCTCGACCAGGCCACCGACACCAGCAAGGGCGCCCAGGCGGCACCGATTCGTCTGACTGGTGAAGTGCTGGCCCACCAACTCATTCTCGGCGAGGGCCTCACCCTGGCGCAGGCGAAAGCCGCGCTGCGTTCCCTGTGCCTGTTCGTTCGCTAACTGGAGCTTCCGATGGATATTTTTGATACCCGTACCATGCTGGAGGCGGTCGAGCAGATGCCGACTGCACGACGCTTTCTGATGAACACCTTCTTCAATGGCGGCAGTCCGGTGACGTTTCCGACCAAGACGGTGGACATCGACATCATCAAGGGCAAGCGCAAGATGGCGCCGTTCGTTCACCCACGTCTGCCGGGCAGCGTGTCGTTGCGCGATGGCTACACCACCAGCAACTACACGCCGCCTTATATCCAACCCAAGCGTGAAACCACCGCCGAACTGGTGCTCAAGCGTGCAGCCGGCGACAACCCGTTTTCCTCGCGCACTCCGCTGGAGCGAGCCGGACAACTGCTGGGCAAGGATCTGCGCGACCTTGATGACGAGATCGTCCGTCGTGAAGAGTGGATGTGCGCCCAAGCGCTGACCACCGGGAAAGTGCGGGTGATCGGTGAGGGCGTGGACGACTCCATCGACTTCCTGATGGCCAGCGACCACAAAATCAGCCTGGGCAGCGGTCAATGGGGCACTGCCGATGGCGACCCGATTGCCAATCTGCGTGGTTGGAAGCGCAAGATCGCCAAAGATTCCGGGCGCACGGCCAGCACCGTGGCTATGAGCGGTGAAGCCCTGGATGCGTTTCAGTCGAATGCGACGGTGATAAAGCAGCTCAATACCCGCCGCGTCGACATGGGCCTGATCAAGCCCGAGGAACTGCCGGACGGCGTGACCTACCTGGGTTACCTCAACGATCCGGGCGTCGACCTCTACGGCTATGACGAGTGGTACCTGGACGATGATGACGACGAGCAGCCGATGATTCCGGCTGGTGGGCTGATCCTCGGTTCCACCTCGACGCGCAACGCTATGTTGTACGGCGCCATTCAGGATCTGGAAGCGGTAGAAAGCGGCTTGGTCGAGGCGGCGCGTTTCCCGAAAAGCTGGGTGACGCAAGAGCCGAGCGCCCGTTGGCTGAAGCTGCAGAGCGCAGTGTTGGCCGGCCTGCTGGAGCCCGACGCTTTCATCTACGCCAAGGTGGTGTGACATGGCCAAAAAAGCCGAGTTCCTGGTGATCGACGGTTGCGTGCAGGATGGCCGCACCGTGGTGGTGAAGGGCGAACCGTACACCCCACCAAACAAGGAGGTGGCGGACGCATTGATCGCTGAGGGTCGCATCGTTCCGATCAAGGAACCACTGGCGCAGCAGCTGCTGCGTGAAACTCGGGGCCGTGCCGGTGATACCGACGACAGCTCTGACGACGGTGCGTAATCGTGCGCTTTCGGGAGTTGAGCGACGACATGGACGCCCTGGTGTTGGATGGCCTGGGCGACGTTGGGCGAGTCGGCGGTCGCGAGATTGCCGGCTTTTTTTCGGCACCCTGGCTGCAGCCGCGCATGGGGCGCATCAACACGGCGCTGCGGGAGCCGCAGTTCGAGGTCCGCGTCAGCGATGCCGCAGGGATTGATCCGGGTCAGTTGGTGGTCATCGACCTGCCGGTGCAGGACGGTGGCGGCGCCTATGACCTGGTGAAACTAGAACCGGACGGCACCGGCTGGGTGGCGTTGCTATTGAGGGCGAAGGCATGAGCGTCGGCAGTCATTTCAAGTCTTCGGCCAGCGGCGGAATGATCTCGCTGCAAACTTCTGCAGCGGATCTGCAAGCGTTCCAGGACTTTGCCAAGTTAGTGCCGAAGGCGGCTGCCGTTGCCCAGCGTCGAGCGATCAACAAAACTCTGGGTTGGCTGCGTACGCACATTGCCCGCGCTGTCGGTCGGCAGGAACGGATCGCCGTGGCGGCCGTACGTAAGCGGTTGCGTGCTTACCCGGTCATCGGCGGCGCTATGAGCGGCAAGCTGTGGTTCGGTCTCAATGCCATTGAGGCGAGTCGGATCGGTCGGGCACGGCAGAGCAACTCCGGCGTATCTGTGGCGGGTCGACGTTATCAGGGGGCCTTCTACAAGAAGGTCTATGGCAACAGTGCGGACATCTGGATTCGTACGGCAAGCAAGCATTTCAATACCGACGACTACCCCGACAGCACGGTGAGTGCGCGAGGTGGGGCGAGTTCGGGCTGGATTGCCGAACATGACAGTCGGTTCCCACTGGCCAAGGCCAAGGTTTCCCTGGAACAGGCCCGACCGCATTTTGAAAGCTGGGTTCAAAAGGCCGATGAACGTCTGCTGGAGATCCTGAAACAGGAACTCAACTTTGAGTTGCAGAAGTACCTCAAGAGGATAGGCAATGTCTGACGAGCCTTTGAGCCTGGACCAGCTTTATCAGGCTGTTGAACAACATCTGACGACCCATCTGCCAGGCGTGCAGGCCGTGACGGTATGGCCGAACATTTCGGACCGCGTTGCGTTGCCGGCGGTGTTTCTGGAGCTGGCCGAGATCGAGCCAGGTCCCGACATTGGTACCGGCGAAACCACGTTGGTGTGCAAGTTCGAGGCGCGCATCATCGTCGACCCGATCAAGCTGCACCATCAACGGCAGGCAGTGCAATTGGCGACCCAGCTCGCCGTGTTGCTGCGCGCACAGACGTGGGGGTTGCCGGTCGATCCCGCCGAGTTCGTACAAGCGCAGCAGGACTGGACCCAGCCGGCACTAGATGGCTACACCGTCTGGCTGGTGGAGTGGACGCAGCAGATTTACCTCGGTGCCGAGCAATGGCCATGGCCGGAGGAGCCGCCTGGCTCGCTGGTAATTGACATCGCCCCGGGCGACGGCTCATTTAACCCGGAGGATCTGCAGTGAGTTATGTAAGCGCCCAGCATGACCGCATGCTCGCGGGAGTGGTCAAGGATTGTTATGTGGTCGGCTTAGACCTGTCCGCCTCCCCGCCAGCGTGTCGCGTCTCGGATGGTGAGTGGACCAGCGCCTGGGTGCGCTGGCACAGCATCGCCGCCGGCAAGGCCAGGCACTGGCGGGCGCCGTCCATGGGCGAGCAGGGGACGTTGGTCAGTGTCAGTGGTGACGTATCACAAGGCACGTTTATCCCGGGCCTGTACGGTAATGCTGGCTCGCCGCCGGATAACCGCGACCATGTGGAGGTTTGGCGGTTTGATGATGGCGGGTCGCTCATTTACGACTGGCAGGCCAAGAGCTACAGCATCACCCTGCCGAGCGGCACGGTGACCATCAAAGTCGCCAGCACGGAAGCGGTCGTAAGCGATAGCGCCGTTACCGTAACGACCGGGAATATCAACCTGAAAGCAGCGGTGCTGATCGACGGTGCGTTACACGTCACGAAAGGCATCACCAGTGCCGGCGCGATCATCGACGCCGGTGGCAACAGCAACCACCACACGCATTAATTTCAACCCACGACAGCCCGCCTAGTGCGGGCTTTTTCATGCCTGGAGAAAAGAGACATGGCCAAGACCGCCGCAACACCTGCCACCGATGAGCAGGTGACCCCTGAGGGTGCCCCGGAGCTGCTGAGGTTCCGCGACAAGGTCTATACGTCGCGGCTGCTGATCGTTCCCGGTACCGACCGCACCTTGCCGGTGAGCAAGGCGGTTGTAGAGGTTCCGGTGTCCGACCTTGATGCCGTCAAGTTCCTGAAAGCCAACGAAGAATTCGAAGCGCTCAAGGAGTGATGTAGATGATCGGAATGGATCGCCACACCGGCCTACCCATTTCCGGCATCGCGCACTTGCGCCAATCCGTTACAGACATTTTGGGCACGCCGTTGGGCAGCCGCCGGCATCGGCCGGAGTACGGCAGCAAGCTCCGGCGGTTTGTTGACTTGCCCGTTAACGAGGGCTGGAAAAGCGCCGTACAGGCTGAAGTCGCTCGCGCCCTGGGGCGTTGGGAGCCGCGTTTGAAACTGGATCAAGTGCGCGTCCTTTCCGTTATCGGCGGGCAAATCAACCTGAAGATCGTCGGGCAGTACCGGGGCGACGGCGTCACGCTGGAGGTAGCCGTATGAGTATCGTGGATCTGTCGTCGTTACCGGCGCCGACCGTGTTGGAGCCTCTGGACTTCGAAGAGGTGTATCAGGAAGGGCTGGGGGTTTTTCGCGGGTACATGGGGGGCAACTGGACCGCTGCACTTGAAAGTGATCCGGTGGTTAAGGTGCTGGAGGTCGCTGCTTACAACAAGGTTGGCAACCGCGCCCGGGTCAACGATGCGGCCAAGGCGCAGCTTCTGGCGCATGCCATACGCGGCGACCTCGATCACTTGGGGGCCAACGTCAATCTCAAGCGCCTGGTCATTCAAGCCGCGGATCTGTTGGCGGTGCCACCGGTGCCGGAGGTCAAGGAGGATGACGACCCGTTTCGGGAGCGTATCCAGTTGGCCTATGAGGGGCTGACCACGGCCGGCCCGCGTAACAGCTACATCCTGCACGCGCGTAACGCCTCGGGGTTAGTGGCGGATGCCACGGCCGAAAGCCCGGCGCCTTGTTACGTTACGGTAACGGTGCTGGGTTTGGATGGGGAAGGTGTGGCACCGCCGGAGCTGTTGGCCACGGTGGCGGCTGCGCTGAATGACGACGACGTACGGCCGGTGGGGGATCGGGTGACGGTGCAGAGCGCGCAAGTGATCCGCTACCAAATCAACGCGATTTTGCACATGGCCAGCGCCGGCCCCGAAGCAGATGCCAGTTTGGTCGAGGCGAAAAGCCGATTGGCGGCCTGGATCAATCCGCGCAGAAGGCTGGGCGTTGAGGTGGCACGGTCCGGCGTAGACGCTCAGTTGCACGTTGCCGGCGTCTCCCGGGTTGAGCTGGTCGGCTGGCAGGACCTGGCCCCGACCAAGTCCCAGGCGGCGTTCTGTACGGGCTACACCGTGACGCTGGCGGGCTGACATGAAAAGCCTACTGCCGATCAACAGCACGCAACTGGAACGGGCCATGGAGGCCGCGTTTTTCGAGAAGACGATTATCCCGCTGCGCGACCTCTACAACGCCGATACCTGCCCGGTGCATTTGCTGCCGCATCTGGCGTGGGCGTGGTCGGTGGATCGCTGGGACTACCGATGGACCGAGGCGACCAAGCGCGCCGCCATCAAGGCCTCTTACTACATCCATGCCCACAAGGGGACCATCGGCGCGCTGCGCCGTGTGGTCGAGCCCCTGGGCTACCTGATTGAGATTATCGAGTGGTTCAAGACGGTGCCGGAAGGCATCCCCGGCACCTTCGCGCTAAAGGTCGGCGTTCTCGACACCGGTATCACCGAAGAAATGTATCAGGAGCTTGAGCGCCTGATTGACGACGCCAAGCCCGTCACGCGGCACCTGACGGGGCTGGCGATCAGCCTCGAAACTCAAGGCGCTTTGAATATCAGTGTCGCCCTGTACGAGGGCGATGAAATCGACGTTTACCCGCCGGTCATGCGTGACATCGAGGTCACCGGGACTATCGGCGTGGTCGGGCGCGAACACTCCATAGACACCCTGGACATTTATTCATGATTGATCAGAACTCGCAGTTTTTCGCGATCCTTACGAACGTGGGGATGGCCAAGCAGGCGAACGCCGACGCGCTCGGCATTCCCTGGAAGTTCACCGAAATGGGCGTGGGTGATGCCAACAACACCGACCCTATCCCCAGCGCCGCGCAAACCAAACTGATCAACGAATGGCGCCGCCGTCCACTGAATCAGGTCCGGGTTGACCCGATCAACCCGGCGGTGATCATCGCCGAGCAAATTATCCCGGCCGACGAGGGCGGGCACTGGATTCGCGAAATCGGTCTGTACGACGCGGACGGGGATCTGGTGGCGGTGGCCAACTGTGCGCCGAGTTTCAAGCCGGTCCTGTCGCAAGGCTCCGGCCGTACCCAAGTGGTGCGGATGAATTTCATTGTGTCCAGCACCGGCAACATCACGCTCAAGATTGACCCGTCCGTGGTGTTGGCTACCCGCGAGTTCGTCGAAATGCGAATCATGGAAGAGCTGTACAAGCTCGACATCAAACAGTCGGTGCGGGTGGCCACCACGGCCAACATCGCGCTGGCGGGCCTGCTGACCATTGATGGCGTTGTGTTAGCGGCCGGTGATCGGGTGTTGGTGAAAAACCAAGCCGTCGCCAAGGACAACGGCCTGTACATCGCGGCGGCTGGCGTGTGGGCTCGTGCGGCGGATGCCGACAGCAATGCCGAAGTGACCTCGGCGCTGCTAGTTTCGGTCGAGCAGGGCACCACGCTGGCCGACACGCGTTGGCAGTTGGTCACGGATGGGGTGATTGTCCTGGGCACTACGCCGTTGACGTTCCAGAACGTGACCCAGGGTTTTGCGCCGATCAATTCGCCGGCGCTGATCAACCCCACGGCGAACACGCCGCCGCAGTTCAATAGCTCGCAATTGTTGGCGACCACCGAGTTCGTACAGCGGGCGCTGGGAAGCCTTTCCGGGTTTTCCCCATTTCCGGCATCCAGAAGCCTCACAGTAGCCGATATCGGCAAGGCGATCTGGCCTTCCGCTGCCTCACTGACGTTGACACTACCTACCCCGGCCAGCCTTGGCGTGCCTAATGGTGTGGCGGTTCTCATCTTTACCACCAGTGTTGGGGTGACGCTGGCGGCTGGGGCTGGGGCAAGCATTAACAGCCCGCTCGGCAGCGCCCTTTCAACCTTTGCAGTGAAGCTCGGGCAGAGCCTAATTCTCATTGCTGCTGGGGTAGGAACCTGGCAAATCGTCAATTCAACAGCTGATCTGGGGAGTAACGCAGACTTCGCGTCAGTTCTTGGGGTTTCTGCCGCAAGTCAGCAACTCCCTGGCTTGTCGATTAAGGTAGGAAACATCAACAACGTATCGACTGCCGCATCTTTACCATTAACGTTTCCCGTGTCATTTCCGGTGGCTTGTATCGCCCTGATTTTAACGGGGTGGAGTGGAACGGCTGCCGCTTATACGCATATCGGTCGGGATAAGTCCGGTGCAACACTTCAGAGAGGATCTAACACTAACTATCTTCTTGATTATATTGCGATAGGGTTTTAATAAATGGCTAAGTACTACTGTCGTATCAACGATACACGGGGTGGTTTTTTTGATTCTGTCCGCCACGGAGAAATCGGAAGTCCTGACTGCACAATTCCAGAAGGCGCAAAGGAAATTACGGACGAGCAGCACGCCGAGTTAGTGTCCGCCCAAAATAATGGGAGGTTGATCGTTCCTGACGCCGATGGCTATCCGATTGCCATAGATCCACCGCCGCCCAGTGAAGAAGAGTTGGCTGCTGCCGAGCGGGTTTGGCGGGATCAGCGCCTATCTGAAACCGATGGTGTGGTGACGCGCCACCGTGATGAGTTGGAAGAGGGCGTAGAGCCTACATTGACGGCCGCGCAGTACACCGAGCTTCAGGCGTACCGCCGAGCGCTGCGCAACTGGCCGGAAGCGGGAGAGTTTCCGTTGATTGAACACCGCCCGCCGACGCTTCTCTGGCTGGCTGGTCAGCTCCAATAAACGCCCCGCACTGACGGGGCGTTTTCTTTCCCGTTACGCGTAACACAAACACCCCTCACAGCCTCGCTTATGCGGGGCTTTTTCGTTTCTGGAGATTGAGCTTTATGAGTTTCTTTCACGGCGTTACGACCACCGATGTCAAGACCGGTGCGCGCACCATTTCGTTGCCGTCGTCTTCGATCATTGGCCTCTGCGACACCTTCACCCCGGGCGTTCTCGGGGGTGGCACCGCCAAGGCTGGCGAACTGAAGTTGATCACCACCGAGCGCGAAGCCATTGCCGCTTTCGGTGCCGATTCGGCGATCACCAAGGCATGTAAGGCAATCTATACCAAAGCCAAGGCGGTGATCGTCGCCATCGGCGTGCCCAAGTTGGAAGACGCCGCGCTGCAAACCTCGGCGATCATTGGCGGGGTGTTGGCCTCAGGTCAGCGTACCGGCCTACAGGCCTTGCTGGACGGCAAAAGCTTGTTCAACGCCCAGCCGCGGTTGTTGATCGCGCCGGGCCATACGGCCACGCAAGCGGTGGCTACGGCGCTCGACAGCCTGGCGCAGAAGCTGCGGGCCATCGGCATCATCGACGGGCCAGGCACCACCGATGAGGCCGCCATGGCCTACGCCGAGAACTTCGGCAGTCGCAACCTGTTCATGGTCGACCCGGGCGTCCAGTACTGGGACACCGGCCTCAGCAAGACGGTCGATGCGCCGGGTTCGGCCTGGGCGGCGGGCTTGTTCGCCTGGACTGATGCGGAATACGGCTTTTGGGCGTCGCCGTCGAACAAAGAGTTAACCGGCATCACTGGCACGACCCGCGCCGTCGAGTACCTGGACGGCGACGAGACGTGCCGGGCCAACCTGCTGAACAACGCGAATATCGCGACGTTCATTCGCGACGATGGCTACCGCCTGTGGGGTAACCGCACGCTGTCGAGCGATCCGAAATGGGCGTTCGTCACCCGCGTTCGCACGCTGTTCATCCTCATGGATGCCGTGCAAGCCAGTCACAAGTGGGCCGTTGACCGCTCGATCACCAAGACTTACGTCAGTGATGTGACTAACGGTCTGGATGCGTTCATGCGCGACCTGAAAGCCCAGGGCGCGATTATCAACTTCGAAGTGTTCCCGGACACCGAGCTGAACATGCCCAGCCAAATCGCCGAGGGCAAAGTCTATTGGCGCATTCGCTTCACCGACGTGCCGCCAGCCGAAAACCCAACTTTCCTTTTCGAAGTCACCGAACAGTGGATGACCGAAGTTCTTGAAGCAGCCTAAGGGGCCTAGTCAATGATTCCTCAAACTTTGTTTAACACCAACCTGTTTGTCGACGGGGTGAGCTTTGCCGGCGACGTGCCAAGCCTGACGCTGCCCAAGCTGACCACCAAGACTGACGAGTATCGTGCCGGCGGCATGGCCGGTGCCATCGAGATGGATCAGGGCCTGGAAAAGATGGAGGCGTCCTTTGTCACCAAGGGCGTGCGCCGTGAGTCGCTGAAGCACGCCGGCCTGGCCGATGGCTCGGCCTTCAATGCCACTTTTCGGGCTGCTTTCAAGGGGCAGAAGGGGGCGATTACTGCCGTTGTCGCCACCTTGCGCGGCCGGCTCAAAGAGGTCGACCTGGGCGACTGGAAGGCCGGCGATCCGGCCGAGATCAAGCACGCGATTGCGGTCGCCTACTACAAACTCGAAATCGACGGCCGCCTGATGTACGAAGTCGACATGGTCGCCGGCGTTCAGGTGATCGACGGAAAAGACCAGCTCGCCGAAGTGCGCAGCGCACTCGGCCTCTAAGGGAATAGATTCAGATGACTCAAGCAACTGATAAGAAACTGCCGGAATGGCTTTCGATCACCCCTGAGCGCGCCGTCGTGACGCTCTCGCGCCCAAGTGCCGCCAATGGGATCAAGGTCGATACGTTGACCTTGCGCGCCCCGGCCGTGCGCGAAGTGCGGGCGGCCGACCGGGCCTCGAATGGTGATGAAGAGCAGCGTGAGCTGACGTTGTTCGCGGGCTTGGCCGAGGTAGGCATCAAGGATCTGGAAGGCCTGAAGCTGGTGGACTATCGCCGTGTACAGGCGGCCTATTCGCGCCTGGCGCCTGATACCGATTACTCGCCGTCGATGCCGGCGTGGCTGTCGATCACCACCGATAACGTTATGGTCACGCTGTCGTGCCCGAGCGAAATCAACGGCGTAACGGTCGATAAGTTGTCCATGCGTTCCCCGACCGTTCGCGACGTTCGTTCGGCGAATCGTGAGGCGGGCGGCGATGACGAGCAGCGCGAGCTGGTGTTGTTTGCCGAACTGTCCGGTGCGCCTGTCGCGGATCTGGAGGGCCTAAAACTGGTGGACTTCAACCGCTTGCAGGCCGGCTATTTTCGTATGGACCAAGACAACGGGGTTTGATCCCAGCGTCATCAAAATGGCCGCGAAACGTCTAGCAGCGGAAACCGGATTTTCCGCCGCTGAGATTCTGTCGATGCCGTTTGCTGAGATGGTTTGGTGGCTCACGGATTGAGCCGCCTTCGGTAAGGCTGTGCAAATGGGGGCCATGACATGGCGAACAAACTCGCTCTCGGGCTGGTGATTGGCGGCGCCGTCAGTTCGACGGTCGGCGCCGCGTTCAAGGACGTCACCGGGCGCATCAAGCGCCTTGAGGATGAAGGCAAAAAAGCGCGCGTGTTACAGCGGGCAATCGGCGACACCATCCGCTTGCGCGATGAGTGGAAGAAGGCCCATGACAGCGGTTCCGCTGGGGCGTCCAAGCTGCTGGGGCGGTTGAACTCCAACCTCGACAGTTTGAAGAGGCAGGGCGTCGAAGTTGGCCGGCTGGAAAAGGCCTATCGGTCCATGGGGCAGGCGGCCAACAAGGCCGAGTTCAAGGCCAAGGGGCATCAACAGCTTGATGCCGGAAAGGCCGGCATGAAAAGCGCGGTCGGCGCTGCTGTCGTCGGCGTTGGGGCTCTGGTGGTTCCGACGAAGGTCAGCGCGGACTTCGGGGCCATTGTTCGTGACATCGCGATCAAGGCCGGCGTTGCCAACAAGCCACAAGAACAGGAGATGTCGCGCAAGATCATTGATACCTCGCGCGACACTGGCATGGCGCGCAACGACGTAGCCGATGTGGTCAACCAGCTGGTTGGCGCCGGTATGGAGTTAAGCAAGGCCCTGGAATACGCGCCCGTCGCGGCGAAGTTTGTCGTGGGGCAAGGGTCGAGCGGTGTCGATACGGCGAAGATGATCAATGCCCTGGGGCAAAACGCCAAGATCACCGACGCCAAGCAGATGCAGCAGGCGCTCGAGGCGATTGCCTATCAAGGGCAGGCGGGTAGCTTTGAAGCGGCCGACATGGCCAAGTGGTTTCCTGAGCTGTTGGCGAACATGGGCAGCATTGGTATCACCGGCATGGATGCGGTGACGCAGTTGGGCGCCATGCTGCAAGTGCAAATGAAGACGGCCGGCAGCTCGGACGAGGCGGCTAACAACCTTAAAAACTGGATGGGCAAGATCGGTGCAACCGATACGGTCCAGGCCTACAAAAAGGCCGGCATCGACTACAAGGGTTCGATGCAGACCGGCTTGCAGAACGGTATGTCCACGCTGGAAACCAGCATGGCGTTGGCTCAGAAGTACATTCAAGCCACCGATCCGAAGCGCGCGGCGGCCATGGCCGAGGCGACGTCCAAGATCAGCAAGGAAGCCGATCCGGAAAAGGCCAAGGCCATGATGGCCTCGCTGGAAGAGTCCCTGAAGACCGGCGACCTGTTCGCCGACATGCAGGTCAAGGCCGCGCTGTCGGCCTACATGCAGAACAAGGCGCTGTACAGCCAGCTTAAAAACGATTCACGCGCTGCAACCGGCATCCTCGATAAAAACCTCAGCGAGCGGCGCGAGTCGTCATCGCAGAAGTGGGCCGAAATGGCTCAGTCGATGGATGACGCCATGCGCAGCGTGGGGGATGCGCTGCGCCCGGTCACGGATACCGTGGCCGAGACGCTGACCAAAGTCACCAAGAGCATTACCGCGCTGTCTGACAGCTCGCCCGGGGTGGTGACGGGGATCGTGGCGGTCGGTGGGGGATTGATCACGCTGAAGGGCCTGTTCAGTTCGTTCAAGATGGGTAAAGGGCTGTTCAACCTGGCGCGCGGTTCGTTGGGTGGTGGCAAAGCCGGCGAAGTGCAAAAGGTCTTTGTGACCAACGCCAAAGACGGCGATGGCAAGGATGCAGAGCCCAAGGGCAAGGCCGGCAAAGCGTTGTCGCTGGTGGAGACCGGGCTCAAGGCGGTAGCGGCCCTCAAGGGGAAGCCTGCCGATGGCGACGCCGAAGCGGAGGGCGAGGACGACAAGAAGGCCGGAAAATTCGATCTGGTTTCGACCGGCCTCAAGGTGGTTTCGCTGGCGAAGGAGGCGACTTCAGGGGGGGGGGAGGACGGTGAGGCA